TAAACGCTTGCGTGTTGCACAGGTCAGGGTCCTTGCGCACCGCAGAGGAGATGGTGAGGACGCTGAACTCAGGCGGCATCCGCTCACAATAGGTGCAGACACGCTCAAAGTTACCACCAGTAGCCCGGTGAGAGAGCGCACCAGACAGAGCGTAGAGCGTAGCCGGATCGGTCGGCACGTCAGCAGTGGTCGGGTTCATCAGGATAGCGTCAGGGTTGGGCAGCTTGCGGAAAATCCGCAGGTACCCAACGAACTCAGCCGACGGACCCTCACCAACGGCACCCTTGAAGCACTCATACTCTGCCTCTGACGGCACCACATCGAGGATGTCGGAGATACCCTCGACCCACATTCTGGGCGATGGATTGGCATCACGCTGCGGATCGAAGTCATGCAGCAGATTGGGCCGGAACCGCAGAAAGCTAACAACTTCGGGCCGTACACCGTGGTCGATCATCCACTTGGTGCTGTCGTTGAGGTCGGTCTCAAGCTCTATGCTGGTCTCGCGGTTAGCGAGGTGGCTCAGAGTGCGAGTAGCACCGGCCCTGTCAGACTGGCGGTTACCCGTCGAGACAACCTGCCAGCCATCAGCCATAGGTACACCATGCAGGTCACGGGCCTGACAGATGTGAGCGATAGCCTTCTGGTGGTCAGGGCTGGCCTGAGTACGGTCGTCAAACAGCAAGATACCACCGCGCTCCGTACCGGGCTTGCCCTTGTAGGGGAACCAGTCAGGCATCTTGTATCCGAACGACTTACCCTGTGCCAACATGTCAGGGGCACCGAAGTCCTCGACCGGAGTAAGCGCAGGGTTACGCAGGACCACAGGAACACCGAGTTCCTCAGCTACCTCCCTGACGATGGTGGTCTTGCCGCCGCCCGGAGGGCCGAGGATGATGACGGTACGCTGGATCGGGAACAGAGCCTTGAGCGTTCCCTTGAGAAGTTCTGCACGCATAAATATATCTCCTTGTGTTGAGCTTATTTAAGTTAGTTATATGAGTCACACGACGCCGTACATCTTGTGATCCGGGCCGAGAGTGACGACGGTGTTGCCGCCGATCCTGTCCCGGTGCAGCTTGGCTTCGATCTTGTTGTTGAAGTAGATCACATCACCGAACTGGTCCTTGACCAGCGGCCCCTTGCGGTTCCGTCTCAGTGCAAACAAACGCATTACACAGTCTCCTTCGTCTTGGTTTCAGGGGGCAGCTTGAACTTGGTGTTGATGGCTGACACCTGCACAACAGGCAGGGTGCGCTGATCCTCGGGGATGAAGTCACCGATAACTTCCATCGCTTCGGGCCATGCTGCGGCCAGCTTCCTACCGCTGGTCATGGTGTTCAGCACCGACATCGCCTCGTTGTATGCCGTCTGACACACGTCGTCGAAGGCCCTGTTTCGGTCGGCAAACGCCTTGATCTCCTCGATCAGCTTCTCGTCGGTGATGTTGTGGTATCTGTCCCCTACCGTGGTAAACTTGCGGGTAGCTTGCTGTGGGATGCGAACCCAACGGTTGCTGACTCCACCTCCGATGTTCAGCTTGTACCCACCAGCGTTGACGTAGATAGTGTCTTGTGTGTTGAACGCCCTGTTAAACGCCTTTGTGATGGCATCCATGTGAGCGATGATATCCTTGGTGTAGCAGTGGTCATAAGCCCGCTCGGCCAGATCACGGTTGAGACGTACCAGTTCCTTGGCCTCGTCGGCGTAGCGGTAGGCCACCAGCTTGCTGGCCATCTGGTTGCGGATATCGTTGGTCAGTCTGCTCATTGTACTTCTTCCTCTTCGGTGTTGTGGTTGTCGATCCGGGCCAGCAACTGGCGCAATTCATCGAACACATCAGGGTCGTACCCGATAAGGGCATCAACACGGCGCAGCATATCCAGCATGGTGGGGGCTTCAGCCATCAGACGAGCGTTGGCAGCACATACTTTATCGCCCAAGTGCCAGCTTGCACCACCAATCATGGCGATAGGAACTTGTGGTGTTTTGTTGATGGAGATTGCACCAGATAAAGTCTCGGCAATGTACCAAGGTCCGGGTGTGTGACTGGTCATACTTCTTCCTCTTCAGTTTCGAGGTCCAACCCGTTGGCCTCAATGGCTTCCCATACGGCTTCGTTGCTTGTTAGGTAGTCGTACTCCTTCTCCAGTTGCTCGTATAAATCTCGGCAGTAGCCACGGACGATCTTGGCCACGACATCAGTCAGTGATGCGTACTCCTCATCGAGGTGCTGGTCCCAGCGGTCAGCTATGACACTGCGCAGGTCGTCACGTTGCCCGATGATGTGGCAGAACATGGTGGTGAAGATCAGGTCTACACCGATGGTGTTCTCGTGGGCGTAGTGATGGGACACCCGTTCGATCTTGAGGGTGAAGTCACCGCCCATATCCATGAGCTTGGTGATCCACGGATAGCTCTCAGTGAGACCGTGAGCCTCAAAGAACGCCTTGTTGTCGGTGATGCAGCCAGTGAACGACGCACCGTCCCCCTGTGACCAGAAGCCACTGAAGCGGATATCATCCACCTCGATGTGCTTGTTAGCCATCTGGGTCTTGAAATCGTCGTAGGTCCAGTCATACCAGTCATCGAAGTCGTTGATATCACGGTGCTTTTCGATCAGCTTGAGTTGTTCGGGTGTGAAGGTTTTGTCAGTCATGTTACCCTCCGATCCGGGCTTGAGTAGCCATGGGTATGAGTTCATCCGGCAGGAGCTTCAGCTTGGCTGCCTCCACCAAACTAGCGTTGTCGGGCTGACCGAACAGAACGAGGCACTTCATGTCGATCTTGGACAGACCGACGAACCCCTTGTGAGGATGTGTCTGGGAGTAGTGCTTCGTCGTAGTGCGGCTGTATTTGTCGGTGTTGCCGAACCAGACGCCTCTCCAATTGGCCCACAGCGGCCAGTGACGGTTATAGCTATAAACCACATAGAGTGGATCGGAGTCGCCAGCGAACGTCATCCACTCACCCCACAGAGAGGCGTTCTTGGGGCCTTTACCCCCGGTAGCGTTGTTCCAGAAAGGCTGGAGCTTTTGCACGTACTGACGTGCTGCCCAGCCAGAGGTGACTGTGATCTTATCCGTCATAAACTTCACTCGCTTAAGGTGGCTGCCTCATCAGCAGTAGAGAACCACTCTACTAGACGGGACGTAAAGTCCCGTTTCGGCTTAGTTGTCAGTGTCAGGTGCCTCCAATTCAGTAACCCACCAACTACCTAGGTTACCTGCATCCTCAGCCCATGTTGTGGCTTCATCAACAGAGTCGAATGGCCCTGTTATGGAGAAGCCACCGAAGGGGTCACCATTGATAATAACGTACATACATCTCTCCTTATGAGTGGAAACCAAAGTGATCGTCGTGCCAGACAGCACCGATCTGGTAGGTGATGGGTTGAGGATCGTTGTGATCGTACTTCCAGTAGGTAGCGGTCAGCTCAGGGTTGCCGCCGTAAAGTCCAGCTATGATCCGGACTTTAGCGTGGTTCATATTCCACTGAGACAGGTAGCCGATGGCCTTGAACAACTCAGCGTTGCCAGTGATCTCAGCAATCTCGACGTAGGTATCAGCGTCGATGCACAGTTCGATGGTGCGTTCCATAGGGGTCACAGGCTGACCTCCACATTGAGGTTGTTGTAGGTGATATCGACAGCGGTGTAGCCGTGCTGCTTCAGAGTGCTGGCATCGAGACTTGACACAAAGCAGCCATGGAAAGGTGACTGAGGATCGACCACGATGAAGTCGTGGCCCACAGCGAAGTCATAGACTGCATCAGCAGGTGTAAGGTAGTGGCGACGACGAGGCACCACAGAGAGGGCGTTAGAGGGAACATACTTGACATCAGCGAGGTCAGCAAACGAGGTAAACTTAGTCCGAGACATGCTCATCACTCCATGTAAAGTTATATAATCGGGACATGGCTTGCCCCGACCCCAAGGTTTTGCCCGATCCCGGCGACGGGGTCAAGCGCCGCGTCGATATTCAAATTTTAGACACAATCTAAACTTGACGCGGATAAAGTGTATTAAAAATATATAACCTTACAGCGCTAAGTGCTTGATTTTGCTGGTTTGATATAAAAAATATATGTTTTTTGGAATAATGTCGCGCGGATGAGTGTGGGGGTTGAGGGGTAGAGGGGTAGAGGGGTAGAGGGGTAGAGGGGTAGAGAACTTTACGTGTATAGTGTTCTCGTATTGTTCCAAAAGAAAGGCCCCATGAAAGGGTATAACTCTCCCAAATTCGATATTATTTATATCTTTTATATCTTTTCTAACTATACAATTTCCAGTGACCCGTTGGTTTCCCGTGGTTTCTCCGGCCCGATAGGTGTAAAGTATGTAAGGTGGGCATTTTGTAAGGTTAGTTATAAATCGCCTTTCCAACTTATATTAAACCAACAAAATCAAGGACTTACTGCTACCTTTTTGCTAACCTTACTTCGCCTGATATGGCGGTCATAGACATCTCCGTCCGATATACCGCTCATAGACATACCTATGAGAGTGATCTGTAAAGTATTAAAACATTACAAGCAAAATCGGGACTTGACACCGAGCCGGAAATCGGCATAATGGGGGGACCGGGAGCGAGGTGCTTTCGGATTCTGGACTAATGAAGGATCTAGTTATGGCTCTTTATGAATATGCTGTCGCTGTGGACGTTAAGAATAACATTGTTGTTATTAGTCCAGCGTCAAGCGGAGGTTATATCTGCACGAATCAATCGGATTTTGATGATTTTATTGCCGTAATTGTGGAGCAGAAAAAACCAATTTCCCGCAAAAATGTTTGGTTTGTTTCAGAGGATGTCGCCGATTTTAAAGCCGTCGGACTTAAGCCCATACCATATACTAGTAAATTTGGTAAATCTGGACTCACTATTGATGGCGATATCACCCCTGCACAGTTTAAAAAGTTATTAGATACTTGCGACGTTACTGTTGACCTAGTGAAACGTCCCTGGCCGCAGCCAAAAATCGCAATCCGTCTCAAGAATCGGCCAAGAAAAGCAGCGGTTAACAGCACTCGCGTTGGCCGATAACCGTTAAATATCAAGGAATTAGCCCCCTAGGCTTCGGTCTAGGGGGTTTTTTTTGTGTCCTAGTCATAGACACTTAGAGGGGGGCACATGGACACGCGAACGACGGCGGGTGGGGGCATAAGTAAGGTCCTTAAACCGAGACCCCTTGACAGCAACTCCCCCTATTGATAAGTAGACCCCTTCATACAACTACCGGGAGTTCAGTTATGCGAACCATATCAGTCGAGCATTTGCGCCGCGCGCTGCGGTACAACCCGGAAACAGGGCAGATTACGCGCGCGCCGCACTGGAAGCCCGTGGCCATTAGAGCCAATGGTGTAAAGTCCGGTTCTAGTATCGAACTTGGCGGTGAGCGATACTCCGCCAAACGCGTAGTGTGGGCTATTATGACTGGTGAGTGGCCCCCAGCGCATCCGGGTTATATCCGGTACCGCAACGGAGACCTCGAAGATTTGCGGTGGAGTAACCTATACTCCCGCGAAGAAGAATCGCATTGCTCCCGGTGTGGGGAGGTCAAACCAGTTACAGAGTTCCACACCCGAGGCACCACGAAGCGAGGGTTGCCTAGGTACTCGGCGTATTGTAGGCTGTGTACTGCACTTCGGTATAAGGAACTTCCAGACCATGCGCACCGGTACAAGGTTGCAAAGTATGATTTGACCACTGATACTTATGCGAAGATGTCGGACACTCAGGGTGGGATGTGCGCGATCTGCAAGCTCCCTTCCGCTGGTAAATGTCTAGCAATAGACCACTGCCATACAACGGGCAAAGTTCGTGCGCTGCTCTGCCAAAATTGTAATACCTCACTAGGCGGGTTCAGGGATGATCCCCGGCTAGTACTCGAAGCAGCTAAGTATTTGATAAAACATCAAGGTTAAAAATTTTCCCCCGCCCAAAACCAACGTGTAAAGTTACGATTCCCTCTTGCGGTACCATCACTAATCGTGATACCCTTTCAGCATGGACAGCCTCCCTCTTCATCTGACCAAGTGGACCGACCGCCTCGCGTTCGATGTGGCCCTCTGTCTGGAGGGATCAGGTGAGACGCTCGACGAGATCAAGGACCGGCACCGGATCGACGCCAATGACCTCTTGGTTTTCAACCGGGACAAGGTCTTCCTCAAACGTGTGGAGCTATACCGCGAAGAGGTGCGCGAGAAGGGACTGACGTTCCGACTCAAAGCGCGGGCGCAGGCAGAAGAACTCCTGACGACAAGTTACATGTTGATCCACGATCCCGCAGTGTCCCCCGCCGTGAAGGCCGACCTGATCAAGAGCACGGTGAAGTGGGCCGGTCTGGAGCCGAAGAACACCGAGGACAACTCCGCTGGCGGTGGCGGGGTCAAGATCATGATCAACCTTGGGTCATCCCCGTCCGATATGAAAGTCATTGACGCAACCGCCCGCGTGATCGAGAGTGACACCGAAGGCTACTCCGACGGAGGCGACGATGATTGAGGAGCACGATGGCTACAGGTGCTACCGGGTCCGGACATCGCAGGCCGTCAAACTCCTTGAGGACAAGCTGACCGAGGCAGGTCAGTCATTCAGGACCAAGATCAACACCACCAAGAAGCGCAGTCGAGAGTTCATGGTGCTCTTGCTGGACGTATGACATGGTCTTCGGCTGGGTATCAGCGATGGTCTACGAAGTAGACGACACGCACCACTACCACATCGTTCCGGTCGACGACGTGCGTGACCACGAGGTACACACAGAGTGTTGGTGCAACCCGACCGAGGACGACGAAGACCCCGGCATCTGGGTGCATCATGCGATGGACAAGCGTGAAGAGTACGAGCAAGGCCGGATGAAACACTAGCGCCCGTGGTTTTGGTGGTAGCCTAGTTCCTGCTCTGCGGCCTTTCGTGCAGCGATAGCTGTGTCTTTGTCTTTGAACGAACCAAGCACTTTCCGCTTTGAGTTTATACTTATCACGGCGTACCAGCGCGATTCTCTAGAATGCCAGAATACCCCAGTACATCCTGATGTGTTTGTTCGGTGACGGGCGGTGTTGCGGGCGTTCTCGGTCTGCGTGACGGACCGCAGATTTTCGAGTCGATTGTCTGACCGGGTACCATTAATATGGTCGATAAACTCGGGATCATCGCCGTGTACGAGTTTCCATATAACGCGGTGAGCCACCCATACGCGGCCCTCAGTACGAATACGGACATATCCCTTTGAGTCGAGGCACCCAGCTTCTTTCCCACCGAACACCTTACTCCACGAGATATTACCTTCGCGTGGGAGCCAGAACAATTTACCCGTCTCCGGTTCATACCGGAAGATTTGACGTAGTTCCGCTTGAGGTGGTAGCTTGACAGCGCGCATATAAAACTCCATGTATCGGTAACACTAGTACACTACGGTTGATGGAAGGTCAAGGCACACCATGGCAGTGGAAATTAATTATACGCCAACGCCGACCATGAAGCGGTTCATGGAGAGTGATGCAAAGATGCGGGTCATCATGGGACCCGTGGGTAGTGGGAAAAGTGTGGGTTGCTGCTTCGAGATTATTCGTCGAGCATCTATGCAAAAACCGAACGATCAAGGCATCCGGAAGTCTAGGTGTATCGTGATCCGTGAAACTGCACGGCAGTTGGAGGACACCACGATCCGCACGTTTCTCGATTGGTTCCCTTCCGGTGTCTGTGGAACGTGGCTGCGCACTAAGAAACTGTATACCTTCAAAGTTGGCGACGTGGAGTGCGAGATCATGTTCCGCGCACTTGATGACGCTGACGACGTGGCTAACCTTAACTCTCTTGAAGCCACATTCGCATGGATCAACGAGTGCCGTGACATTCACCCCGACATTGTGGATGCACTATCTAAGCGCGTCGGTCGTTTCCCTTCCGCCAAGGACGGCGGTGTTACATGGCATGGTATTTTCTGCGACACTAACCCACCAGTGATGGATAGCTGGTGGTATTACATGCAGGAGAAACTCGACCCCAAGGACGGCGTGTCGCCAAACGACAACGGTTGGGATTCGTTCAAGCAGCCGTCGGGTCGCAGTCCCTACGCCGAGAATATCGAGAACCTGCCCGAGGGGTACTACGACACGCAGGGCCGGTCGGAAGAGTACATCCGGGTTTTTATCGACGGAGACTACGGCCTGTCCAGCGCCGGTCAGCCGGTGTACAAGTACTTCCGGCCTGACTACCACATGGCCAAGCAGTCCATTCGGCCCATCGTCAACGGGACGCGACCCATCATCATCGGGATCGACTTGGGGCTCACACCTGCGGCGGTCATCGGGCAGCAGGACCCAAGGGGGCGGGCGCTCATCCTCGCTGACGCAGTGAGCTTTGACATGGGCATCCAGCGGTTTATGCGCACGGTACTCAAACCCCTCATCTTCGAGCGGTTCAGTGGATGCCCGGTGCTCATCGTGACCGACCCTGCGGGTGTCCAGCGGGCGCAGACCGACGAGCGCAGCGCCGTGGATATTATCAAAGCTGAAGGGTTCAAGGTCATCCCGGCCAAGACCAACAGCATCTCTGCACGGATCAACGCGGTCGATGACTACCTCATGCGGCAGGTGGATGGTGATCCGGGGTTCCTGCTCGACCCGCGATGCACAGCGCTCAAGGCTGCCATGATGGGCGGCTACCGCTACAAGCCCAAGACCGATGGGGCCATCGACAAGAACAAGCACAGCCACGTTGCCGAAGCCTTGCAATACCTGTGCCTCCACTTGCACAGCGGCGGCGAGGCGGGGCAGCTTGCGCAGCGGCGCGAAATTAAGCGCTTGTCAGCCGTGGGCTGGACGTGATAGCCTCTACAAGGCATCACTGCCGTTCTCTCCTCGCCTCGTCCCCGGATCGTACCCCCTCTCACGATCCGGGGATTTTTTGTATATTGCGGTAGTGCGCTCTGCATGGTAGAATCGCAAGGTCATAGGACTTTGGGGTTCGCATATGCCTGTAATCACCTCGGCTATCACTATGGTCGGCTCGCCTGACGGCGTACCCAGTGTGCGGTGGACTAATATCGCAGCCGGAGACACCTGCACGCCCTACCTCGTGCGGAATCGGTACGGCTTTGTCGGTTCGATCCAGATTTCCGGTACGTTCGGTGGTGCCACGATCACCCTTGAGCAGAGCAACGACGGCGTGACTTACTTTCCTGCCACGGACACACTTGGTGCCGCGATCTCAGCCACGACAGGTGAGATGTCCGAGATGTCCTTGGCCGCAGTCTACCTGAAGCCAGTGATCACCGGGGGCAGCGGTAGCAACTTGAACGTAATTATCGTCTTCCGAGGCTGATATGAATGTTCTCCAAGCAGCGCAGATGAACAAACGGAGGCGTGCGATGGCACAGAATAACGATAGCACATCGGCGGCTTTGGTCTTCGCTGGTATGATGGCCGCTCTCTCTGATCCGGCTAAGGCCACGCAGCAGCTTGCGGAACTTCAGGCCAAGTTGGAAGAACTTGAGAAGGCCAAGGCGGCTGTCGCAGCGGCCAACGCAGCGCTCGATATCCGGTACGGCGAACTGAACGTCAAGGAAAAAGCGATCCGCGAGGCGGATACCAAGCTCGCTGCGGCCAACGCTGATCTCGATAAGCGCACGGCGGCGCTTGAAGAAGCCGAAGCCAAGCTCGAAGAGCGCACCAAGAAGCTGACCCGCGAGGTCGCAGCCTACCGTGATGCTGAGAAGCTGACGAGCGACCGGGCCAAAGCCGTCGAGGTCTACCTCAAGAACCGGACCGACGTTCTTGACGCCGATAACGCAGGTCTACAGGCCAAGGCCGAGCAACTTAGCCAGCACGAGCAAGCGCTACTGAAGCGTGAGCAGGACGTTGCCGAGGCAGAGGCCGCACACGCGCAGAAGGTGGCGGCGCTGAAGTCAGCCATTGGTGCCTAACAGAGGGTTGGGTCATGGCCGATAACGTAGGGTACACCCCCGGAACTGGCGCAATCATCGCCGCTGACGAGATCGGCGGCGTGTTGTATCAACGGGCCAAGCTAACGTTCGGCGTTGATGGGGTCGCCACCGACGTGTCGGAAGCTAACCCCTTGCCGGTCTCCGCTGCTTCACTACCGTTGCCCACAGGTGCTGCGACAGACGAAACGCTGACATCTCTCAGTGCGGACGTTATCGCTTCGGGCACGATCACCACGCAGAACCTCGTCCCCGCAGGCGCAGCCACGGCTGGGTCAGCGGTGGCGATCACACCTGCGGGCCGTGCTGGCCTGACCATCCAAGTTACCGGAACCTATACCGGCGCGCTCTCACTGCAAGGAACGGTGGACGGCACGACGTGGGTCACCATTGGCGGCGTTGCGCTGCTGAACATGGGCACTGGGGCGACTTCTGCCACCATCGCTTCGGCGGCGACAGGTATCTTTCAGGCCGAGGTTAGTGGTTTTGCGCAAGTACGCGTAACTGCACTCGCGGCGGTAACCGGCACCGCCGTACTATCGATCCGCGCGACAGCCGCCCCGACGTCGGTCACACTTGGCGCGCCGATACCTCAGGGGTCGTCCAATATCGGGGTTGTCGCCATATCTGCAGCAAATTCGATTAGCACAGAAGGCGTTTCAGGGGCGATTACGACCACAACCACAACGGGCGGAATTACTCCGAATTCCGGTTGCAGCTACGCGGTCAACATCCCGGTAACCGCAGTTTCTGGTACATCCCCGACGTTGGACGTCGTCATCCAAGAAAGCGACGACCTCGGCACCAACTGGTTCGACGTATATCACTTCCCGCGCATAACAGCGCCGGGTATGAACCGAAGCCCGAAAATGGTGTATACCGGCAACCGTCTCCGATATGTGCAGACGGTCGGCGGCACTACGCCCAGTTTTACGCGAGTGATCAACCGCGTACCATCCAGCGACACCTCGCGGCAGTATCGCCGTATTTTTGATCGGTCGCTGAACTCCGCGCAGGCGCTGGGTGCGGTCACTGCGACAATGGTCGTGGTAGCATCCGTGTCCAACCTGCAGTTGACCATTGCTGCGGGCGCGATTACGACCATAGCGCCCGCGATCCAGCTTCAGGGCAGCGAGGACGGCGGTGTGACTTGGTACGACCTCGGCTCGCCGCTCACGGCGGTTGCTAACTCCACGGTGCAGGTGACGGTCGCAGGTGTGAACGCGGAACTTGTGCGCGGCATCGTCACGACGGCGGGCGTGTTGGCCACGCTGACCTCCGTTGCGCTGAAGGCGTTCGCAGTATGATCACACTTCTCAAGCAAGTGCCCGGTGGTTTCGAGCTGGTCGCTAGTTTTGCTGGCGACCTCGCAAGCGCGTTCGCTGCTGCGGAGACGTTTGACGGCTGGCAGATTGAGGAGGCCACCGAAATAGGCGTCAGGATCGTCGAGACTAGGCTCAGTGGGCATCTTTCGGGGGCAGGGGCGGCGTAGCCCATGCTGCTGACTCTCCTCAGCGGCTCTGTGCCAGTTAACCCGGTGATGCGGGATTGGCGGTTGCTGCTCCGTATACGCCGGTTGCAACCCTACAAACGCAGGTACCGCGTGTAAAGCCTGTTGCGCACCTAGACATGCTATGCTAACTTCTCCCAAACATCTTTCGTTTGGGGTCTCACCATGGCTATCTACTCGACTAACCCGAAGATGGACACCTCCGGTATCACGGCCAAGCAGCCGCGCAGTGAGTGGGTGCCGACGAAGAACGGTGGTAAGGAAGTTTCGCTCGAACCGAAGCTCGTCACTGGTGGTATGCTCTATAAGAAGGGCCTGATGCAGCAGGAGAATTTCCGCAAGGATAAGACCATTACACGCCCGGATATGCTGCGTAAGGCAGCACAGATGGTCGGTCAGGGCACGCCGCCTAAGCACGCCATGAACCTCCTTGAGGAGATGGACGAAGCCCGGACCAACTACAACACATGCTCATACTGGAATAAGTAATGCCCAAGCAGATCACCTTTACGTCGAGCAACCCCAAGTTGTCAGCACATGGAAGTGTGGCGGCGTCGGGTGGGTCAGACGGGTTCAACATATCCGGTGGCGGTAGAGTCGTGGCTGATTATAAACTTCCTAGCGGGGGGAACATAGCAGCAAGCGTTTCCGGTTCGGGGTATGTTGCACGCGACAAAGGCAGGACGAACAAGGGCGCTAAGGTGGATGATGTCGATCTCACGTACACCCAAGGGAATACGTCTGTCGGAGCGAGCTATGCACCACAATCAAAGCGGGTAATGGTTCGCTTGACCAAGAGGTTTTAATGGCCGGTCTTACGTTTCTCCGGGTCGTCAACAATGAAGACCTTACTCGTCAAGAGAAGGAAGCGTCCGACCGTGCCCTCCAAGAGCGGCAGAATCAGCCTGTCATCCTTGGCCTGACGGGATATCTCCGTCAGTGCTGGGACGTTGCCGAGATGGCCAAGCGGCCCATCGAGCAGATCATGCTCCGGGCCATGCGCCAACGCAACGGCGAGTACGAGGCAGATAAGCTCCAGCAGATCAGGACCCAAGGCGGTTCTGAACTCTACATGATGATCACTGAGGTGAAGTGCCGTGCCGCCGAAAGCTGGCTGCGTGACATCCTCCTCGACAACGGCTCCCCACCTTGGGACTTGGACGCCACACCCATCCCTGACCTGTCACCCACGCAGTCGCGTGAGGTGCAAGCTGTCTTTGCCGAGAAGATTCTTGAGATCGTCCAGAACTCAGGGCAGGCACCGACTGCTGCGCAGATGGCCGAGATGAAGGAGATGATCAGTCAGGACTACCGCTTCGGTATCCTCCAGCAGTCGCAGAACCGCGCTGATCGGATGAAGATCAAGATTCAGGATCAGTTCCTGCAAGGAGGCTGGGATACAGCGTTCAACGATTTCATCACTGATCTCGTGACGTTCCCGGCTGCGTTCATCAAAGGTCCGATTGTGCG